GAATTTCGTTAAAAAACGACCGCACTTTATCAGAACGCTCTTGTTCTTCACGTCTGATTTTCTCTTTTTGATCAGTCATCGCTTTATCAAAAGCTTGATTCTCTAATGCGAGATAGTGCTTACGTAACTCAAGCGCAGATGAAAAACCTTTCGCGCGCGCGTCTTTTTCAGAGATAGACATTTGCTGAATTTTTTTAATCTGTAACTGATGATTTAATTCAATCTTTTGTGTTTCAGTTGCATAGCGAAGATCTAATGCAGAAAGATGATTTTGATATGATGATTTTGCAGTAGCGACTTTTTTACTTTCTAACTTATCCAGTTCTGCTTTTTCATTTTGCTGTTTAAGCTTTTCTGCTTCCTTCTCTTGTTCTTCTAGTTTAGCTCTAGCTTCCGCCAATATTCCTCTTTGTCTAGCTAATCCATTTTCTAATCGCTGAATTTCCGCATTATTTGATGAGTTAGACCAATACTGAGTGCTTGAAGCCAATAAAGCTTGTTGTTTTTTTAACTTTAATAACTCTTCATTTTTTTTAATAGATTGTTCGAGCTCATTAACATAAGCTTTCATATCAGATGGGCCAGCAATTTTTTCCCTTAACCAGATAAATGCTTTTGCTAAACCATTTACAGATTTTTTAAAAATATCTGTAATGCCCGTTGCGGTTGCGAAAGCTTCTTTTAACTCATCTGTCGCTTGACCGAGAGTATCAAGTGCGCCAGTTACTGTGTCGTTAGCTGCCGCTTGACCGGCACCGCCAACGCGTTTTTGTAATTCGTGCAAGATTAATTCTTGGGCTTTGGCTTTTTCGCCAGATTCAACGAATTTTTTAATTAATTCTTGCTGTGATTCCGAGAGTTCGATCCCTTTTCTTTTCAGAATTGATACCGCTTCGGTTGGTGTTTCTAACGCACGCCCAAGGTTTCTAGCTTCGCTCGCAACATCTGTTTTAAATACTTCCGCTAAGTCTTGCGCAAGACTGATCGTCTGTTTAAAAATATCACCGGTTACGCTTTTGAACGTCATCAAAACAGACATCGCATTGCGAATGCCGTCTGTACTTGCAAGCGTATTCATCGCGACAGATCGAGCAAACTTATCTAATTCGCTCGTAGTAAAACCGACAGCCGCGCCAGTCGCTTTTAGTTGCGCTTCGGTGCGTGCCATATAGCGTTCTGTTTCCGCATAAATGCTAATTCCTTGCATTGCGGCAGCAGAAACCGCGGCAAATGCAGTAGCAACAACTCCTGCAGTGACAGCTAAACCACGTAACGCGACTTTCGTTAAATCAATACCGCTTTTTGTTCTCGATAATCCACCAAGCGAATTTCTCGCTTTGTTGATTTCTTCAGTGAATTTCGCTGTTTCAGCAGTCAACTTGATTTTTAAATTGCTAATCTGATTCAATTCTCAATACTCCTGCAGTTGCGCCGCTTGCGTCTTCAATTTGTTCATCTGTCATTTCACTATTTCTAACAACATGATTTAACACAGAAAAGTCTTGTGCACTTGAAATAGCTTTACCCGCAGCAACGTTATAAGCTGAACTCACGATCGACGACTGCGCATAGTCGATCATCTCTAACATAAATGGTCTTTTTCCGAAGTATTTGCACCAAAAAAAATACTCCGAAACAGACATATCTCGGAGCATTCTTTTAAAGTCTGGTCGTCTAAACTCATGCGCTAACTTCAGAATAAAGTTGAGTTCAGCTTCTAAACGTTTTTTTGTTCACCACTTTCCACTTCGTCATCTTCCGATTTTTCGACTTTCGGAAATTCACAAACATCTTGTACTTTATCAAGTAACGTTAGAATGTCTGTGTGTGTGAAGTTATTCAGTAGATGATCTTGGATTTCATCAACTGTCTTTTCTTTTTCTGCGTAAGACATAGAAATCGCAATCAAGCGAGTATTAACCAACAGATTTAACTTGTTCGCTTGATTTAGCTTACGATGTAATTCTTTTTCTGTGTCCGATTCTGCAATATTTTCTGGCTTATCTAACTCGTTCATATACTCAACATAATTGAGATAGTCTAGCGCAGAGATTGCGGACAACTGAATTGCCGCACCGTTTAGTGTGAACTCAATTTTCTTCAACATGATTATTAATCCCCAGCGTTGTTGTTTTCTGCTAATGACGGTTTGCCGACGTTTGTTAACTTGATCGTGCGTGTCATTGTTTCGTTTTGCGGCACTGTCTTACCAAGTGAAGATACCCATGCATAATAGACATCGCGTGTACCGTTAGGATATTTCACCATGTAGTAAGTTTTCTTGCCTGAATCGAAGTCGCCAACAATCGCTTGTTGTGCAGTATCACCCGGCAACCACGCAAGCGTGATTGATGTCTCACCGGCAGACTTAGCACCTTGTGATGTACCTTTCCATTCTGCGTTGGCGTCGTCTAAGTAGTTATCTTCATAACTTTCCGCTGTGATTTCGCCCGGTTGCAACTCTTTGATTTTCGCAATACGATCCCAGTTAGCGTCTTTTTTAACTTCGTTAACTTGCAACACACCGCCCGCAACCACAGTTGCTTCTTTTTCGCTTTTCAAACGATAGAATAGTGTGCCAGCACCTTTCATCGGTGTGATTTTTTTATTTGTACTCATTCTTGATCTCCGAATGTGTAAGTAATAGTGAATTGAATATCAGCCGCGATCCACGTTCCGCTTTCTTCATCTTGATCGTAGTCAAAAGACGAGAAAACCACGCTTTCATTTAGACTAGATAATGAAGATTCAACAATATTTGAATCGAGAATTTCTTGTGCTAACTTATCAAGACTGTCTTCACGCGCAGCGGATTTCATCATCAAATAGATGTGTAAAATCCCACTGTTTGTTTCATCAAGATAACCTGTTGGTGTTACGTTACTGATAAATACCGCCACCACCGGTGAGTTGTTTTCAATGTCAACAAACGACGGTTTACCATTGATCACTTCTTTCACTCTCTTGAAACGCTTTGAGATGTCAGCAACAAGTTTCTTTCTGATCTCTGTATGAATTTTCATTTATTCTTCACCACAAGTGTAATTTGATGTTCCAGTGCCGCTTTCATCTCTTTCGGCATTTCTGATTCGAGTGCTTTTTTTACTTCACTCTCGAAAGCTTCAGTGAGCGGCTTAACTAAAGGAATTTTGACAACATCGATCGGATAGCGCGCTTTTCCTTTACGTTGCAAAACATGAACGCGACCATTCGCTAATTTCTGAATAAAAGCGCGCTCATAAAAGCGTTTACCGACTTTTAATTGTCCGCGTCGCTTACCGCGTGTTAAAAAAGGACTACTTTTACCAGCCACTAGCCTGATTACTGAAAGACTGCGACGGTTAACTTTAATGTACGCAGACAAACGAGATGGCTTGGCTTTTTCAAGTTCTGCACGCCCTTTAATTAACTTTTTCGGCACATCAGCTTCTTTTGCAGCAGTAGCAATACTGCGCACCAGCACTTTTGAGCCGACTTTGTTAATCGCCCTTGCAGTCGCTTTCGGCACTGCTTTTTTATTCAGATTTTCAAGCTTTTTTTGCGCTTGTTTAATGTCATCTTCAAAAGCCATTAGTATTTCGCATTCTCTTCTAATTGAAGAATGATCAATCCGTCATTGATCGTGAAACTTGTAACAAGATATTCCACATCACCAATTTGTACGACATCATTCTTTCTCGGCTCATACCCTTGTTTTTTATACAAAGTGAGCGTGCGAACAACACCATTCATCGGTTCGAATTCTTTTGGCGTTTCGTCATAAACAGCTTGATATTCTTCATTGTTAATTAGATACGTTGACATCATCGTTTTTTCAATCGCTTGATCCGCTGATGCCAACGCTTGATCGAATGGACTAGACATTGAGTTTTACATAAACTTCAGTAGATGATGTACCCGAATCGCTCCATGCTTTACCTAGCACTTTATGCGAACCTTTCGTTGTAGTCGCTTCGCCGGCACTTTCATCCCAGTACAGGACCGCACCTTTTTCGATGTTGTCGGCTTGTTTCGCTTTCACTGTGAAAACGCCAGTAACACGTAAAACGCCTTGTGCTTTGTTTTCAACATCAGTGATTGCCACACCGACCATTTCGCCCACAACTACTACATCGCCACTTTTCACCGCTTTTTTAGCTGTAAAACGTAGCGTATCGCCATCTTGAATGTAATTTTTAGCCATGATTTTTAGATCCTATTTTTGAGAAAAAAGAAACCGCACTTTTTTTAGAGTGCGGCTTGAAATTACGCTTGATTAGCCTTGGTTAGTCACTTTCACGATACCGCGCGGATCGATGACATCCACACCCGCGTCAATACGAACTTTACTTACTACGCCATCAACAGTGAAACCGTCTTGCTGTTCAAGATACGGTTGATCTGCACCGTCTAAGTAGTTCACTTCAATTGCTTGAGAATTGATTAAATACCAAGACACAGCATCGGCAACTTGTAAATGTTGCGATTTAATCACTTCTGCGAAGTTGTTAATTGGATTGATAATTCCAGAGTTAGTGTCTGCACCTTCTACACTTGTTGAGCCAACAACTTGTTTTGCTTTTGTTGCAAGCGATGTTGGCGCAAGTAAGAATTCAGGCTCAATCAACAACGGCTGTTTATCGCCATCCAAGTGACCATTCATTAATTGAATAGCCTTATCGATAGTTGTTACATCCATTTTAGTGCCGGAACCAGTCAATAAGTTTTTACGATCTGCACTAAACAACACTTTTCCGTCTTGCCATTTGCCGTTTGACGTAATCAAGTTGTACACAAGTTTGGCAACCGTCGCACGAGCAGATTTACCCATCAAGAACGGAATACGAGTTAACATGCTCATATCATCGTTGATGATTGCTTGGCGAGTGATAGAGAACAGCTTACCGTATGTTGCAATAGCAACAGCAACTTGTTTATCACCAATTGTGCCGTATGTGTATTCTTCACCTTCACTCACAACTGGAAGTGGTCCGAATTCAGTTAAGCCAACACGGTTATGTTTGCGGAAGTCTGATACAGATCCTTTCGTTGTGAACTTGTCAAAGTTATCCGTTGCAACCGCCCAACCCTCTAACACTGATTTATGTGCCACATCTAACAAGATAGAACCGAAGTCACTAGAAGAATGAGTAAATGCCAACCCAACAATGCTCATCGCATTCATACCGCTGATACTCACGCCACGATCTGCGATTGACGCACGTGCTAATTCGCGTAATGTCATGCCGTTGTATGCGTTGTCTTTCTCAATTTCTGCTTTACCAGCACGCGCTAACAATGAGTTTTTAACGCTATCGCCAACGATGTTACCGTTACCAACATAACTGCTATTTGCACTTGGCGTAGTGTTCGAACCAAGTTTAGCCAGTAACTTATCTTTTGCTTGTTCTGCAGTGATATTCAAATCAGACAAGCATTCGATAAGTAGATCTTGCTGATCTGCGAATGGTGCAAATACCGCTTTAATGTCTGCAATGCGTTTTGCTGCTTGTGCTTTAATTTCCGTAGAATTATCTACTACATTATTTTCTGGTTGAGTAGTAGTTTTATCCGTTTTAGGTTCTGTTGTCTGAGCTTTTGGCGAGAACAACATGTTTTTAATTGCTTCTGGCATGTTTGAGAACTCCTTCATTCGTTGAGATTTAATTTTTGCCATTGCTTTTACAGGCTCGGCAAGTTGATCTGCGAAACCATGTTCAACGCATTCTTGTCCGCTGAGCCAAGTTTCTTCTGCTAGCATTTCTTCTATTTCTTCATTGCTTTTGCCTGTTTTTTTGGCATAAGCAGGAATAAGTACGTTTTCTACTTGATCAAGTAAATCTGCATATTTACGCATATCATCTGCATCACCACCTTGAATTCCCCAAGGTTTATGAATCATCATCATTGCGTTTTCTGGCATAATTACTTTTTCACCAACCATTGCAATGAAGCTTGCAATTGAAGCTGCAAGACCATCAATATAGACTGTCTTAGTTGCAGGATAATTATTAAGTAAGTTATAGATGGCAATTCCATCAAATACAGATCCACCCGGTGAGTGAATGTGAAGATTAATTTTTTTCACATTCCCAAGATCTTTTAATTGTTTTGCGAATGCTTTCGCACTAATTCCCCAGCCACCGATCTCGTCATAAATTGAAATTTCGGCTGTGTCATTTGCACCCGCTTTGATTGAAAACCAGCTCTGCGTATCGTTATTCATCTGAACGCTTGCCGCCGCCATCGCCACTGTCAGTGCCATCGCTGTTTTTTTCTTCATGTTTATTTCCTTGTGATTGTGTATTAGTTAAATCTGTGTCGAATTTCAAACCTTTCTCGCGGTTTTCTTGAACTTCCACCACACGTCTGCGTTTCACTTCTGCCGGATTATGTCCGCTCGCTCTTACTGCTTGGCTTTCTGTTGCTAGACCGCCACGAATTCGCGTAGCCCACGCTTGCGCCTCTTTCATCGGATCAATCCAAGGCATAACCGGACCTGAATAAACCGCATTGAATAGCATTGATTGATCGACTTCTAATGGCACTTTGATTTCACCGCACAAGATCGCCATTTTTAACCATTCGCGATAAATCGGTCGTGAAATATGCGCGACAAAATGATCTTGTAAAACGGCATAGCCTTCAAAGCTTTCCACCAGCTCTTGGCGTTGACTTGAGTATGTGCCGTTATAATCTCGCGCAATACTTGAATAACTTGAGCGTGTACCCGCTGCCGTTGCTCTCAACTGACCATTGCGGAAGTTTTCAAGATTGACATTTGGACGATTAGAATTAATCAATCCGATATCTTCGCCCGGTTTTAAATCATCAATGATCGCACCGGGGGCAATTTCAAAATCGCGTTGCTCAGAATCACTATTTCTATTATCAAATTCTTCAGAACCGTAAACTTGCGCATCACCTTTTTTGATATACATCGTGAAAGCCGCGGCAATTCTTGCTGCAACACGTTCTGATTCTTCATAGTTTTTTAAATCAGCAAGTCGAATCATTACGCCGTGCAACATTGAAATACCACGCAACTGATGAAGTCGCTTACGAAATGCAAGATGCAACATATTTTCAGCTTGAACAGTTTTCACTTTGCCGTATGTTTTGACCGATTCTTGAGGATTATCAAGGAAGACTTGATAAGCAATAGGCTTTCTCCAAGCGTTAAGATGTACACCTTGCACCAGTCTGCTAGATTGATCACTATTCATAGGAATGAAATCAGGTTCTAATGCTTCAAGTGCAAACTGTGTTTTCGTGTTGTATTCCAATCCGTAGACTTTACCGCGCACTAACTGTAAAAACACTTCACCATCACGTAACCACGTACGCAACAACATCCGCTCTAGCATTGGTCGCGTGTACATTCCCGTCACATCAGGCGATACGGACCATTCAGCCCACTTTGTTCGAATCTGTTCCGCTAATTCTTCGTTTACTTCACCATCTAAATTAAGCGGTTGCGGTTCAATATGAATGCCTTTTGAACCAATTACACGTTCTTCCAGCTTATCTAAAATCCCGATAACAATATCGTGATCTTGATCTAATGCTCTGGCTTGTTCGCGTAAACTGACCGCGCTTTGTTTAACGCTAGTATTTGCTGCGCTTTTCTCACGTTTTGCTTTATGCGTTCGGTTCGGCATAGCAGCTTCATAAGCATTAAACACCAAGCGAGATCGTGCACGTTGAGCCGCCCAACCGGGTGAAATCTCTGCAATGATTTTTTCAATTAATTTCATACAAATCTCGCAAATTTAATTCGGTGTTTTTTAGATCGTTGTCCTGTTTCTGCTAGTAGCTGTTCAAGCATTGCTTGATAACGATCTCTTTGTTTCGATAATTCACTAATCTGAAAACTTACCGATCTACCGTTAAAACTCACTTGGCTTTGTGCGTTTTCGATCTTTTCATCAAGTGCTTTTATCTTTTGTTTTAGTTCTTCTGCTGTGTAGATCACAACCACCCCCCAGATTTTCCACCACCAAGAAAGCTACTTTTTTTCTTTGCTCGTGGTTTTGATTGCTTCGGTAAAACTTCTTCTACAATGTTGCTTTGCGCATTTCGTGAAACAGGATCATTGCGAATCACTTCGGAATTAATTTCAGGTAATCTCGCCCAAGTCGGCACGTCTTTTTCATCGCCCCATTTGATACGCTCATAACCGCGTAAGATTGCTATTGCGTGCGCATAACAGAACAGGTCGAACGCTTCGTTGTTACCTTTACCCGGTTTTCGCCACTTGCCGTCAGGTCCTCTTTCTTCATACGTCAATTCATTAAAAAACCACTCACCAATCCATTCTGGAAAGTGAATATAATTGGCACCTGGTGTTTCTCTCGCCAGTGCGTTATTAATTCGATCTTTTAACAAGTCAGTTTGAAGTAAATAAAGTGGCACATCTCCACGTGCGGACGCGCGACGATCTGAGCGCGTAGTATTATCCGGATAGCTTTTTGTAATTAATTTCTGGCGTTTCGTTGAATCACCTTTAACAAGATAAACCTGTTTAGATTTGCCGTCACGTCTGCAACGTCGCCAGAATTTATATGCATTGTCAGTTACACCTTCTTCACCACCACTATCCACCGCCATTGCTAAGATCGGCATTAGGTGATTCTTGTTATAAACAAGCGGGTATTTCTTTTCGAGCACATCAGAAATGAGAATGTCCCAGTCTTCAGGAATCCGCGGATCAATCTCTTTCGTTTCACCGTGTTCATCAGGTCGAGTAAAAGAGATGTTGTAACGATCAATTAGCCAACGTTCACCACTTTCACCATAGCCCACGATCTGAACAACAAAGCGACGTTTTTTACCACCTTGTACGTCCACTGCAGCAATTAAAAACCGGCAATTTTCCGGCACTGTTTTTTCTTCGACTTCTTCTCGACGTTCCATTAATTCATCAGATCGTCGTTGTTCAAGTGCGGAGCGTGGAAGATATGGTAATCCGCAGTCAGTATTTGTCACTGCTTTTAGAGTTTCCTCACTTCCTGTCATTTCATATTCATGTTCTGCAGTTAATAACTTATATATTAATTGCTCCCACTTTTGATAACCGGCAGCGGGACCTTCAAGCCAAAAAGAAGCAATACGTGTATTTCTTCCTTTTCCTTTAATTTTCCCTTTCTTATCTATTGTTTGCCCTTCTTTAAGCCAAACACCTTTTATATTTAACTCGCGTTTTAGCGATGGTTCGATTAAGTTTTGACAATGCGGACATTGCAATCGTGCTTTTTCGCTGGCTTTTACAAAGTCATCATCATCTCTATAACCAGTCATATTCGCCATGCTTGGTTCAAAGTATTCTTTACAATGTGGGCATGGCCAATAAAAGCGACGTCTGTCGCCCCGGTTATATAAGCTTAAAATCCCCGTTGTAGGTGGTGCTTCATGTGTTGATTTTGGATGATGTTTAAGATCAACAATGTCCTTTCCGGGTGAGCTTTCAACAAGCGTCATTCCTGATGACATAAATGTCGTGGTACGTTTTGACGCAAGAGAAAAGCCGTCACCCTCACCGTCAACATCATCAGGCCAGCGATCGTAATCAGTCAGCGCGACGTATTTGTAGTCAGACGACGACAAGACATTAATAGATGGCCATCCGATTTTTAATAAGTTTCCAGCACGAAAATATTTATCATGCACGTTATTATCGTTTTTGCGCGGACTTAGTCTTTTTGTGACTTCTGGAGAACAGCGGAAAGTACGATCCAACCTTTTTCGGCTGTGTTCACTTGCTTTTTCTTGCGTTAATTGAACAAGTAAAAAGTCTGACGGATCACAGATAATTGAATAAGTGATCCAACCGTCAATTAATCCGATCGTTTTACCTGTTCGCGCAGGACCAACAAAAACAACCGCGTCGTATTCACGAGAACTTAAACAATCCATCGGCTCAATTAAATAACCTACGGTGTCTTTATCCCATTTAATAGAATTTCCACCACCAATGGGGACACGCATATATTCATAGACTGCTTCAGATACTTTCATTCGACGCGGTGCTTTCACTGAACTCGCTATATCTCGTCGAATATCTTTAGCAGATGCAAACATGGTTAATCCTCTGAATCATCATGATTGTTGTTTTGAATATGTAATGCCATTTGATCTCTTAGATCATCAATAATTTGTTGTACTCGCATAAGTGCTTTCGGTTGAAGTGCCGCGTCACGTTCTAAAATATCCGGCAATGTTTCTAATGTTTGAACTACCGCTTTTGCTAAAGCACTCATTTCTTGTGCAACTTCAAAAGCTGGAATTAACTCGCCCGTATCACGTTCGTACTTCAATCTTTCGTTCTCGGCTTGCCAAAAAGCTTTACGATCAAGTGGCATTAATGAATCGACATCCGTCGACATCTTTTCAGTTAACCCCATTCTGATTAAATCAGATAGAGAATAAAGTTTTAATTTTGAATTACTGCCAATTGCTGGCGTTAACCCCGCGAGCCGTTGAGATACTGTCTGGCGGTGCATTCCAACCAGTTCGGCTATCTGATTTATGTTTAATTTCATGTCGAATAAATTATCCATAATCTAAAAAACCCACTGATTAAAATTCTGAAAAAACTGATTAAAAATGCAACAAAAACCCGGATGATGATGATGACTGAAAATTCGAAAAACTGCCGAAAACCGCGAGAGCCCAACCCCGTGGAAAGCCCACTCCCGTCAGGAGTACCTTTTACATTTTGTAACGAATAAAAAAATAAACATTTTTGCTTATTTTCCCTTGACAATGTAAACATTTTTGTTTATCATGAAACCATCTTAAAACAACACGGAGGAACAATGAAACAAAGTGAGTTTTTAAGATGGCTGAAAGCTCAAGGGGTAGAAACTAAAGAAGGCTCAAACCACATTAAGCTCTACCTAAACGGCAACCAATCAGCTCTCCCAAGACATCCAAGCAAAGAGATAGCCAAGGGAACTGAAATAGCAGTTAAAAAGCAATTAGGTCTAAAATAAAAAAATGCCCTCGAATTAAGGGGGCATTTATTAAAATGAGGTGAGTTATGTTATATCCAGCAAAATTTGATAAAGAAGATAATGGGCTTTATGCTGTATCATTTCGTGATATACCTGAAGCCTTAACTTGTGGTGATAACTTCGACGATGCCGTCGCAATGGCAAAAGATGCCTTGGTTACATCAATGGATTTTTACTTTGAGGACTTCCGCAAAGTGCCATTACCAACCGAGCCAGAGCAAGATGAGGTATTAATCGAGTTACCAGATAGTGTTTTTGCTAAAGTGCTTTTATTAAATGAGATGGTTGAACAAAATATCTCTAATGCTGAATTAGCAAGAAGAATTAATGTTCGACCACAGGAAATGCAACGCATTACTAATATCTCGCATAGCACAAAAATCGACACAATAAGCCGTGCTTTGTCAGCACTCGGTAAAAAACTACAACTTTCAGTCGTCTAATAAAAAGGCGTGGTATTCCTCCGCCACGCCTTTTATTTCACTTATTTAAATCTTCTTTCTGCCACTCTCGAATCTTGTCGATTCGGTTTAAGCAA